CTTGTGGGGAATGGGTAGGGGTGGTCTAGAGCCACCCCATCCCTTTGCGTTTACAACGACCCCGGCGAAAACGCTAAGTACCGGGGGCTGAGTTTTATTTGTTATGTTGGTTCTTGTTGATGAGGGCAAATACCACCATTCCAGTGTTTACCTAGATTACAGTTGCAGCAAAGGACTTGAAATCCTTCTGGAAAGTTGTTCTTCTTGAGCCAAGTGTAAAAGCCAATTCCGCTGCTCTTACCTATTGACCTTCGATGCGCGTTTCCGTTTTCTGCTATATGATCTATTTGTAGGAAAGCGATATTTGATTCACCACAGCAAGCACATTTGTTTCCATAGTGTTCTATTACACATCTCTTCATCAGCCTACGATATTCTTTGGCGTCAGCGATCAGTCTTTCTCTGTTGCGTTGATAGTGAGAGTTCATATACTCTTGCTTCAACGAACCTTTATAAGATTGACCTTTAGGGATGCTCATATCTCTATGATAACAAAGAGCTTACTAGTTATTAATGCTGTTCTGACCAGCCGAAATGGTGGCCCAAATCCAGTTCTGGTTTGTGATGATAGCCTTGAATGCAAACTTATACCCAAGCTTACGGGTCTGTTGCAAGGTATCCGTCTGTCCGCCCGGAGCCGCAGCGTACACACGAAGGTTCTGAAGGTCGCTGATCTGGTACGCATTACGTGCCAGAGCGAAACTAGTGAACAGCTTGTTAGCCGCACCAGCAGTTACCTGTGAAGTATAGGCAAATCCCGGAGCGTTGGTCTTGACGATACGGAAGCCAGAGAGTTCCTGCACTTCACCGCGCCAGATACGTTCCGGCTTGCCAAACTGGTTAGAAGCCTTGAAGTCGGGGTCCTGCAACATTGAAGCGTGGACCTGTGGGGCAACGACGTAGACATAATCTCCATCGTCAAAAGGCCGTCCGCCTTGATCCATCAAGTTCGCATGGAGGGCAGTCAGGTCAACGTATCCAACCTTATCTGAAGCAGTCGTGGTCGCATTAGAGACCTTCCCGTTCGGACGGTACACGTTAGAAGCATTAGCCAACACGTTGTAGATCAGAATGTCATACGTTTCAGCCGCGTGCAGCCCGAGCACATACAGTGCCCGACCTACAACGTCATGCTTGGAAGTCAGCTCAGCGAGATCAGACAACCGGAGCACAAGGCCATACTGTTCAGCCACAGCAGTAAACTGAGACATGGACAGACCAACCGCATCAGGCATAATACCTTCAACGAGCTGGGTAGGAGTAAGAGAAGTCGCCAACTTTTCAAGACGGTTGAACTGAATCGTCTTGGAAGAGTTAGACGGAATGGGGTCCTTATCGCCAAACTGGTCAAGTACGGTCATGAGGACCGCGACTTCAAGCAGCTTAGCAGAGAAATACGTTTGCTGATCGCTAGCCATTGAGCCAGCGGGTCCGGGAGTACCAACCGACCCTGTGCATACCGTTCCTACGGTTTGGACTATATCTTCTCTACAGCGGAGTTGAACGTATAGTCTCTGGGGATACTTGTATACCTTTTTTATTCAAGGCACGAATACGATGAACGTATTCCCAATCATGTGATGTGGCTTTAGGTTTAGAGGGAAGGGCCAAGCGCCGTTCCACATACTCAAGCAAGAGACTCGCTACTTGTTGTTTTCTTCCGAACAGAAAGGGAAGAAGATACGTCAACAAACTACGAACTCTTTTAAATCCCGCAATTTCTATTACCTTTGCTGTTTTATGCGCGGGATTTTCATCACAACCACCTTTTCGTGTTTGAATGTAAAAACCTACATTCAAACTTTTTAAGATGTTGCTAACTCGCTCTATCAGTACAAAGTCTGTATTGATAAGACTGATTCCGGGAGTGATTCGATTAGATGTGGTATGGAACCCAATCCAACCTTCTCCCTCAAAGAATCCTGCAAGCCATGCAAGATTTACAAGTCTTTCCTGCTGATTGATAGTATCATTTGAGGATTGTTCCATAAGAAGGACCTCAACTCTTTTCTATTATTCCAGCATTTAGTTCAATTAAGTGACCACTTGTTTCTTCGCCTACAAGTTTAGTTAATCACTGTTACAACGTCATCACCAAAGCCGAACAGAATCCCGACGAGGGAGCGAAGCTTACTGACGAACATTTTAAATTTTCCTTTGTCCCTCGCACAACTAATTAGAGATCAAGTTTAACTCCCCGACTCTCTGCATCACGAATGATTGCTCGAATACCTTCAATCGTTTTGAAAGAGGGTGGAGCAGTTTGTGTTGCAATAGAGGGGGTAGTTGCCTGTACGGTGGTCCGTACTGGTGTTTGTTGAACCTGTTGAGTTTGCGAGGTGGTTTGAGTTTGAGTGGCTTGCGCCTTTAACAATTCGGGCAGTTGCATACCTTGGGCTGTCAGATAGGCCAGCTTATAAAGCCCCGGCAGCCGAGAGTGGAATCGTTGATCTGATTCGCTTATGGAGATAGCTTGTTTTAGTTCAGGATTAAGGTCGAGTGCTTTGTTATAATTTTGAGTACCAATGAAAGCTTTTGCATTTGGAATCTCTTGCGAAAGCGTTTCAACTGCTTGGTCCTTAGCAGCCTTCTGAAGAATAGGCTGAAGAGGCTTCAAGGTATCCATCATGAACTTCGCTTGGACATCCCTATAAGCTTCCGGGCCACCCTTCTTGGCTGCATCATACAGAGCATCCAAATATCTATCGGGTTGCTGGTAGAAGTCAGGACCTTCTTGTGGTTGGTTCTGAGCAGCTACTGGCTTACCCGTGATAGGGTCCATTCCTGTAACTAGCGCATACCTCTGTCGCATTTGCTCGATAAGGGCGTCTTTTTCATTGACACCCCGCACAGCATCCTCTTGGCTATTATACAGAGACCGCTCCCCTTTAAGAAAGGGTTGAGTCTGCTGTGTAGTAGAAGTTTGAGTCTGCTGGGCATCCGGCTTCGCTGCAACCTGTTGTGCAGGTTGAACTACTTGCTGCGACGGTTCCGCCGGGAAAAGAGAATCAAACGTCGCATCGTCGAGTCCGCCGGGGGCATTGCTTAACTGAACAACTCCGCCGGGGGCTATTTGGTCAATCGTTGTTTCTGGCATCTGTCCATATCCTTGTGGGAATAGAACTTAATTTCGTTCAACAGCTTGTGGCTGTTCCATTCCGATTCTTTCAATACTGGCGTCAATTAACCTAAACGCCTCTTCTTCTTCTTGCATTGCATCCAGTGGCCGAGCATTGGGAAGCTGTGAAGCTTTTGCTACTTGGTCCTGTATATAACCCAACCAGAAGACCCCCGCTTGAAGATAGTCTATCTCTCGAAGGTCCTTGTGGAACTCCCGAGCTAGCTTACTTTCAAGCATCTGCCTTTGAAGGTTGAGGCGATCTACTAAAAAGATGAAACCCGGATGTGACGATAAAGTAGCTACCGCTTCCTTGGTTTCCTTGCTCCATGTCTGTGAAAGACGAGGAGGTTTGATTTCAATTACTTTATACCGCACAACTTCGGCTCTCTTAAAGAGCCGACTTATCCACTTAAACATAACCCCTCCAAGGATTAGTTATCGTGCGCCTGAACGAAAATCCGGAGCCGCCGTTGGACCCTGAGGGCCAGAGGTCGGAGCATCCGGAGAAACTACAGAGCCAGTGCCGTCAAAGCCAATGGCTGACGCAAAGGAATTAGCAATCGGATGAGCATAGGTATGCTCAGGCTGATACGCTGCCTTACCATCAAGATTCAAAGTTTTCCCGAGTTCCATGTTATTTCTCCTTCTTCAAGTATGCGCCATTATCATAGACGCTATCTGCTGTCTTATCGCCTTGAATGGCGATCTTGTCAAACATCCAATCTCCATGCGGGTCATTGCAGGGTTCAGTAACAGGCTGCTTGATTTTCCCTTCAAGATCATATCCCTTGATGGCCCATTCAATAAAGCCATCCCCGACCATTGGAGTTTTAATCTCAAAACCGCCGAGCACAGAACCTTCCACGACATTCGCGGGATTTCCCGGTCTGCCGTTCATCTGAAACTCGGCTATAATGCGTTCGCAGCTCGACTGTGGTGTAGTAGACGAGGCTGCGGGTTTAGCTTCTGCCATATATTTCTCCTAGGTTCCTGACGGGCCAAGCTTGTTCAATCCCATGTCTTGCCCGAAAGATCGTTGTGCGTCTGAGTACTGCCCACCCGGAATGGGTCCTTCAAACTGGGACTTCTTAGGTTGTCCCACGGGATGAATTGGGGGTACAGTAGGTGGAGGCGCTACAC